CGCTAACCCGAAAAACATCGCCGTTTACAGCTCGACAAGTTCCTTCAGGGCTTGTAAGGGTAATTGGGTAAGCAAATTGGGCCACAATTGTTGAATCAGATTGAATGTTTAAAAATGTTGAACCGCTATATGGGCCGCTTGTAGAACCTGAAATTGTGCCGCCAGTTGGGCCTGCGCTCCATCGTGATGTTGGAGTTGAAAACTCAAAATTGGGGTTTAGCAAAATGTTTTGCGCGGTTTGGATTGTGCCGTAACCACCTAATATTCCTGCGGTTGCGCTGTCAAGAATGAACGCATCTTGGGGGAAACCAGTATCAATGTTTAGTTCATAGTTTCCCGATTGAATTACAGCTGTGCCAGGCATTACGCGATATTCAATTCAAGAGGCCCAGCGCTGCGTGAATATGCTCGAAGCGCGTTGACAACGCTTTGACCAATTTCAGCGCTTGTAGCAAGTCCGCCTGTCACGTTGATTGTGACGCCGCCCTGGTTCATTTTGTTTAACGGGATAATTGCTTCTGGTGATTTTTCGCCTACGAGCGCCAATGTTGGCCCCATTACGATGCCCCCGTCAGCAAAACGTGGAATTCCGAAACGGCCTGCAGTTGGTCGTGCTGGTTGGGGCGCTGTAACTGGTGGTGGGGCTTTTGCAACTGCTGTTGGGATTTTTGGAATATCTGGTGCTAATGGAATTGCGTTATATGCGCCAATGATTGCATTTACGGCACCGACCGCCGCGTTAACCATTCCGGTCAGGGCGCCAGTTACCGCGCCAACGATTGCGTCAATTGCGCTTTTGAACGCGCTGAACGCTCCAATTAACCCTTTTACAAAACCGAGCACTACGTCAATTACGCCGTCCACAGCATTTTTAAACCAATCAAATTTGTTGTAGGCAGCGACTAGCGCCACAATAATTACCGCTATTCCTGCAGCGATCAAAGCAAAAGGGTTTAATGCCATTGCAATGTTTGTTGCCACGATTGCAGCTGCAACTGCACCGATCGCCCCAGCGATGAATAGGAATGCTTGTGGGTTGTCTTGTGCCCATGCGGCAAACTGGTTGAGAATTGGCAAGACCGCTTCGACTACAGGCAACAGGGCGGCACCGATTGATTCTTTTGTTTCGCCTACCGAGTTAGACAGGATTTTCATTTTCCCTGCTGCGGTTTCGGCGGCGACCGCGGTAGAACCGCCAAAAGTTCCACCGAGCACATCCATAACTTCATTGAGCGTTGCGCCTTCTTTAATCATTGTTGCCATTTCTGGGCTTAATGATCGAAGCGCTTTGAAGTTGCCTTGGTATGCCTTGGCCAACGCATCTGCCACGGTGGAACTGTCCATCTGGAGCGCTGTGCTGATGTCCATGACTAGGTTCATGTCCTTCATGGCCATGTCAACATCTTTTGTGCCACGTACAAGTGCTTCAAGTGACTTGCGGTATTCGGTGTCAGCAATGCCAGACGCTCGACTCATTGCCGAAATTTGTTCTTCAATCTGGGCGGTTTGCTTAGCGCCTGCGCCAGTCACATTTTGCAAAGTAAGTGCAAGCGCAGCCTGTTCTTGCTGATCTTCCATTGCTGCTTTAGTTGCATCACCTAACGCAACAGCAAGCCCGGCAAGCGCGGCAGCGGCTGGGACTGCAGCCTTTTTAATGGCGAACTGGGCTTTTTCTGACGTTGTTTCTAGCTGATTGAATTGCGCGATGGCCTTACTAATGCCCTTGCCATCAAACTCTGAAATGATCGGGATATTAATTGCCATTACGCGGTCTCTCTGTTCGCTTCATCCATGACGCGCTTGACCAATTGTTCCATCTCGGACATGACATCATCTTGGCGTTGCTCGTATGCTTTCCACATTACTCGCGAAGAACGCCCATAACGCTGACTTAACTTTGCGCCTAAACGACCAGCCATTGAAGTGTCAAACATGGTTGCCGTTGCGCCCTGCCATTGGATAATGAACGTGCCGACATTGACCTTGTTTCCGCCAAATTCTTTAATGGCTCGAGTATTAATTTTGGCTTGAATTTTTTGTTTAAAGCCAGGTATCCACGGCAACATTTTAAAGCCAGATCGGGTTTCCCAATTACGTGCCATGCCGGATAATGGGGCGCTAGTCGGTACCAGCTTGTTGGCATCGTCAATGACTGGTTGCACGATCTTTTTATAATCTTTGGTGATTTCTCGACGCAACGATTTGTCAATTTTGTTTAGGGTTTTTAAAGCGTCTTTGATGCCGACAACTTCAATGTTTGTAGATACATTGTCCACGTTAAACCCTTTTTTTGTTTGCCTCGTTTAATACTTTAATGACCGTTACAAGGTCGCGTGAGTCAAACACTATGTCGCTAGGCCACCAACCGACCGCGACCAACATTTCAGCTAGTTGGCGGCGGTAGGTGCCGCGTCCGTAGGGTTTGGGTCGGTCTCATCCAATACCGGCATGATCTCAATGTCTGGGTTTTTGCTTACCCATTCCCGCCAGTTGTCGCCTACCTGCTCGCCTTTGAGTTTTAAGATCGTGTGCATCCAACAGCAATAATCGCTGTAAAGCGGATTGCTTGACAGTTGTTGAATGTTGCGACGCTCGATGCGTTCCCATTCAGTAATCACAAACAAGTTTGTGTAGTAATGCTCTGGTGCGCTGTCAGGTGTGCGCTTGAACTGCAATTTGATTTTCACTTGTTCTCCTATGTCGGCTTGGAGCCGTTAATTATGCGCTGGTGTCTACGCTGTAAACGCCGCCCTGCAGCTCTATCTCCCATTGGCTAAGTTCGCCCAAGGAAGCATTGATCACAGGTATGGCACTTAGATAGGTGTCTGTCAAAATAAACCCTGGGTTTGTTGCCGAATCGGTTGCGTCTGCTGGATTGACTTTTACAACGCATTTTGTGCCGAGCAATGTTGACAATGTGGCGTACGATTCGCTTGTGGCGTAACTGGCGTAAACCGTCAACGTCAAAGTGTTGTTGAACAGACCTGCAGTCATTGTGCGCGAAGTGCTGCCAAATGCGGTGTCTTCCAACGCCTCTTTGGTGACCGTCAACGTCGCTGCAGAAACCTGATCGGTGATATCGGTAAGCGTGCCGATAGCCGCGCCGATCTGGACTTTTGGATTCGAGAGATAAGTAGATGTCGCCATGATGTTTACTCCTTAGGTGCTTTCTTGATAGTAGATGATTTCTTTGGTCTTATCGTGGATTATGCGGTCTGGGCTTGAATAGCGCAATCTAAGTCGTAGCACGGATACAGCGCGCCACCAATTTCTAAACTTGATGGACGACCAGCCATAACAATGATTTTTGACCCGAGCACACTTGCCACAATGCTCAAAATTGATCGAAGCACCGGCAGACCTGCTGGGCCTGACCCGATCACCTTTACTGGAAACTCAAGTCGCACAATGTTGCCGTTGCCAGCAATTGTGGTGAAGTTTGGTGCATCTAAATAAACCGAATTAGGCACAAGTTTTGTCGCATCATTTATCACGCGGAGCCCAGACACAGCGGTCAGCGTTGCCGTGACATCATCAATCGCTTCGTTAAACAGGTCGGTGTAAGCCATTAGGCAACCGCTGGACGTGGGATGCCAAGCAGCTGCTTGACGATCGGGGTCAGGCTTTGCTGTGGTGCCGAACCCATGCCGTCAAACGTGGCGTAGGTTGCCTCTATTGAGCCCCTAGAGCGCCACAGAGCGGCGCAATACATCAATGTGCCCAATGTTGCGTCTCCGCCTGGTGAGGTCGTTAGGGAGTCGATATAACCGCTCTCCTGACGCCTGCGATAACAAAACTGGTTGCCTGCTGACACAGATTGCGTGAGCAACGTGTAATCGTCAGACGGGTTAGCAATGGTGATGCCAAGGTAAGACATAACGTCCGAGGCTGTTACCCATGTGCAAACTGGCGCATAAGAAACGGTGCCAGACGCGGCAACACGCTCGACATCGCTAGCGGTTTTGGCATAAAGCACCTGATTCTGAATTGGCACCTGATAGTCATAAAGCAAATCGCCTTCGGTATCTGTGCCAACAAACAGGTATTGCGGTAACGCGTAAACGCTGTATGTGCCGTTAAATGTTGCGTCAACAGATGCGACCGTAATGGACTGGCCGACTGCAATCTCGTTGGGGGTCAAGAGTTGCAGTACGGCGTAGTTGTCCACCAGATACTTGTTAGTAACTGTGTAAGTAGCCATGGCGGTTAAGCCGCCTTTCTACTAGGCCTGGGTGATCTTGCGAATCATGCCACCAATTGCAGCAAAGGTGCTGACATATCCGTGGAATGACATTGTGCGACCAAGGGTTGCAGGTACTTCAACGCTCATCAAGCCACGAATTGATTCGTAGAACTCGAATGCGTCGCCTGAACCTTGACCAACACGGGTGATGATCATGGTCTTGGCTG